AATCCAATGAAATCAGCTGGTTATGGAGAGGGAGTAAGATACTTCCGATGGTGGTTACAATGGACAGGTAGATTATGACAGAACCATTTGATTCTTATAAACTATATAACGCACTGCGTCTACACTTTCAAACAGATTACGATGCAGTAAAATATAATTATAAATCTAATGTTAGTCCTCAATCTTTTTTTAAGAGGAAAGACAAATACTTTTTTGCAAAGATAGCAAAGAATTATGGTAATGATTTAGTAGGTTATTATGTTGCCAACTTTAAAGAAGGCGTATCATATGTTGGAGATATGGTCAATGAAGTTGGAGATGATAATTATAATAAATATAAAAAGGTTAAAGAAAGTATCCATCGAGTGTTCTCGGTCGATATAAATATATTAACAGAGAGTGAAATTGATTTTGATAAATGTTTTACATCTTATAATGGTCAACTTCCTCTCGTAATACAGTTAATGATGCAAGATGATATATCATTGGAAACAGTGGTTATTCTTGACTCATTACTAGGGTTTATACCTCGTGAATCTAAAAAGATATCCGATACCATTATATGGCCGGATATTAAAAGGAGAATCGAAAAGTATAAACCATTCGTAAGCTTTGATGATATTAAATGTAAAAATTTATTATTAAAAGGGTTTACAAATAACACGTAATGTGTTATAATATAAAGTCTATATTATGTATAAAGTGGATAATTCAGTAATACAATGATGAAACGGAGAAAAATATGTCATTTGAAAATCTAAAGAGCGCTCGAGGCTCGTCTATCGACAAACTCGTAAAAGCTGCAGAAGCAGTAACCACAACTAAAACAGAATCTAATTCTTACGAGGATAACAGATTCTGGAAACCTACCAGAGATAAAGCAGGAAACGGTTATGCCGTAGTTAGATTCCTACCAGCCTCGGACGGCGAAGACCTTCCATGGGTAAGATATTGGGATCATGGCTTTAAAGGACCAAATGGTCTATGGTATATCGAAAACTCTTTAACTTCTATCGGTCAACAGGATCCTGTATCAGAGATGAACTCTGTTCTATGGAATTCTGGTAGAGATGAAGATAAAGCAATTGCAAGGGAAAGAAAAAGAAGGTTACACTATGTGTCAAACGTTCTTGTTGTATCTGACCCAAGTAATCCAGAAAACGAAGGAAAGGTTTTCCTTTATAAATTTGGTAAGAAAATCTTTGATAAAGTAATGGAAGCTATGCAACCTGCTTTTGAAGATGAGACTCCTATCAATCCTTATGACTTCTGGGAAGGTGCTGATTTTAAAATTAAAATCAGAAAAGTAGAAGGTTGGGTAAACTATGATAAGTCAGAGTTTGCAAGTCAATCTTCTCTATATGATGGTGATGAGGCAAGATTGGAAGAAGTATATGGGAAACTATATTCACTTCAAGAATTCCTTGCTCCTGAAAACTATAAAACTTACGATGAACTAAAGACTAAGTTAAATAGAGTTTTAGGTGTAGATGCAGGACCAATTGCAGCTGAACCAGTAGTGGCTGATGTGATGGAAGCACCAACTATGTCATCTAATGATTCTCCAGTTATGGACACTCCAGACGCTGGTGATGAAGGAGAGGATACTTTATCTTACTTCGCCAAATTGGCGCAAGATAACTAACCATTAGGAAGAGAGCGCCAACGCGCTAAAATGGGAAAGGGACTGAAAGGTCCCTTTTTTTTATCTGAATTCGCCTGAATTATAGTGCATGATAATTGAAGATGCACGCGAAGGTCTATCAGTTACGATAGTAGTTGATTGTGAAGTACTTGAACTATTTTGTACATTAGTTTGAACAGCAGAAGGTACTTGGAAACCTTGAGCCTGTAAGTCTGCCATAATATCTGCATTTTCAGATGTTAGATCACTCATATCGAAACCTTCTCCAGTTCCAATTTTAGATTGTCTTTCTTTTTCTAAGGCTTCTTCTGCGGCAGCTGCTTCATTCTTTGCCCTTATTTCTTCAGCTGCTCTTCTACCTCTTCCTGTATCAAGACCCTCACCTATAGCATCCAATGCTGATGTATCGAAATCATCTCCTAATATCCACCCTGCGGCTCTCTTACCTAAGAAACTTATCATCTTTCTAGGTATGAATGTAATTCCATTTACAATCATTGATAAGAAATCAACAAAATATAACATTGCAACTTTTAGAGTGTCCATAATACTTGCACCTGGTCCTAAACTCTCTCTTAATTTATGAAACGCAAAGAGTAGTACTCCAAGAATTGCAACTACAGCAGCACCTATTCCGATAATAGGTAACATTGGTACTAATGCGGCCCCGATAGTTGTCATCATACCAGTAAAGAATGCTGATATCGCAGGGAACGCAGTAACTAACATAAATCCTCTAAAGGCCTTCATTGTATTCATTACAGTAAAGAGTCCAGATAGTAGAGCAGGACCAAAATATACTAAACCAAGTCCTAATAAACCTGCGAATAGTCCAAAGTTATCTAAAATAGTGGTTTTAAATTTTTCCATATCACCATTAATCAATGCCTCTAATGCGTCCACTATTGTACTAAACCAGTCAACAACTTTCATCACTATAGCCGATAATGCCTCAGGATTAAATACTGCAAGAACTATGGCGGCCATACCAGCAATAAATCCACCACCTTTCGCCATAGCTTTTAATTTATCATTAAAACCTTTGGTCTGATCCCTAATCGCAAGTAAAGTACTATTTGATTCATCTGCCTTTTTCTTTTGTTCTCTTAATTCTTCTTCACTTCTAACACTATCTTCTAAATTTTGAACTTGTTTTCTGGCCAGTTTAATTTGTTCTTCATCACCACTTGCCAAGGCCTTCTTTAAATTATTTTGAGCATCTCCAAAGGCATTTTTTAATGTTTGTGCTTTTTCCTTTTCGTCAGTGGTTTGTGCACCTAAACTTAATGCACTTAATCTCTTACCAAGGTCATTAGTACCTAAAGTTCCTTTGGCCTTTTCATTTTCTGTATCTTCTTTTATTTTATCAGTAAGGCCTTTTAGTCCTAACGTTTCTTCTTCCTCTTTTAAACTTTCTTTTAATTTTTCAAAGTTTTCATCATCTTCTTTCTTTTGCTCTTTCGCAAGTTGTTCAGCCTTTTCGGCGTTCTTCTTTTTCTTTTCTAGTTCTTTATTATTTCTTTCTAATGCATCGGCTTGTTCTTTAAACGCACCTGCATTAATTTTGGCGGCTGCATTGGCACTTTTTTCAATTTCAACTAATTCCTCTAGTCTGGCCGCAACCGAATTTGAGTTTTTATTTTTACCTAATAGTTCTTGGACGGAGTTTAAAGAATCTTCTATTAATTTTGCATTCTTAACATCACCAACATCTCTTAACTTTTGAGCAGTAAAAGAAGATTCTTGGATTTTGGCTTGAATTTCTTGAAGATTGGACTGACGTTGAAGTTCTTTCTGTTGGGTTCCAAGTAATTCTTTCTGTAAGTCATTTGCCTTCTTCGCATCAGAAGTCTTTTGTCTTAACTTTTTATTATCCGCCATTTCTAACTATTCCTATTTTTTATTTGAGAAAGCTTGTGAACCAAAAAAGGCTGCCACGATACCAGCTACAGCCACGAAGTAAGTCGCCGCCATATCTCCTAGTATCTTAGACGCCTGGTCTAGTCCTGCGAGTACTGCGATAACTACCGCGAATGGATATAACAACATTCCACCTAACGCAAACCATGCCATTTTTCTTTGTGCGTCTCTCATCGCATCAGCGTCTTCGAGTTCTTTTCTCTTAAACTCTAAGTACATTTCTTGTTCTTTCTTAGTTACTTTCCCATCACCGTTAGTATCGGCTGGGTGATAACTTGTCTTAACATCTTCTTTTTTTAACTCTTCCATTTTTTCTGTTGAGCCTTATTACGCTCATTCTCCTCTTTAATGTGTTCTACTAGTAGGGCGACATATATCTCCCTTTCCCATGGTAACATATTATCTAATTCCGTTAAACTATATCCATGATTCTGCATCATGGCGAAATTAGTTTTATAATGGTTTACGAGATTATCATGTGAAAGGCCTAAGTAAAAAAACTTTGGAGACCTCTTAACTCCAGACTATTCTCGTGTCCACATTTGTTACAACTATATTCTATATTATGAATTAACGATGGGATATTACTTAACCATTCAGAAATCTCTTTAAACTGGTTAGAGTTTAACGCATCGATAAAGTTTTCCAACTCTTCGTCGGTTTGATCGACTGCTGGATAAACATTATCATTATCAAAAATACTCTTAATACTTTTAATAATTAAATGCGTCATCGCCTTAAGTTGTCCTTTAGTATCTCCTTCTTTAACTACATTCAGTCCTTCTAAATCAGTCAAAGACGGATATTTAAACTCAATTCCAACCTCGTCATTAATCATAACAACATTATTTCTATCTTCGTTAATCTTAACACCTAACTCGTCAAGGTCAACTACTTGTGGGTTTTCATAATCACATTCTTCACATTTTAAATTTAATTCTACTTTCTCTCCCACTGATTTAGCTCTTAACCTTAAAAAAAGTTCTTCCAAATCGAAAGTAGTAAAAGTATTAATATCGATATCCGAATAGACACACGAACTTAATACATCTTTCATTGTTCTTACGATAAGTTTATCATCTTTCGATTCTAAAGCTACCATAAGGAGTTTTTCTTCTTTAACTAAGAAAGGTCTAAACTCAATCACCTGTCCAGTACTTGGTATAGTCGCCTCGTACTTAGACGCATTCACTAACGGCAAAGCCATAATTTATTCTCCTATTATATTATCCAAATATAGAAAGACCAGAAGTAATCTGCGATACAGTACTACTTAATGGTCCTTCTACTTCATATTTATCATATCCAAAAGTAATTTCTACCTTCGAAAATTCATTCTCATTTGCGTTACCTAATTCTATATCACCAATATTAATAGGGAACGCGTTTATTAACTTAACTCCATAGACAGGAACATCTTCTTCATCTAACTGCTGAATGACTATATCTGTCGAGTAGTCTTTTTTATATCCCAATTGGTATGGAACAACATTACCTTCCGCATCTTTCGCGTTAATAATTCCATCTATCCAATTGTCGAATATTCTTTTCATATAGTAATCTTTAGTTAAAAGAAAACTAAAACTCACCTCACTATCTACAAAGGTGTAAGGCATTTTTATAACTTGAAACTGGTCTTGATATTCCATAGTAGAAAGAGAACGTCCGGGTAGAGTTACTGAATCACATAATAGTGAAATATCTCTCGGATCATTTACTAAAGTTCCAACACTAACATCTTGTCCTGTAAGAACATTTGATAGAATTGCTTGTGGGTCTATATTGAATAAAGACATCGACGGGGGTGTGAAAAAGACATTATATCTATTCTTTCTCGCCATACCGCCACGCGAAGTAATTACTGATTTTAATTTATCTATACTGGCCATTAACTTTTTCTCGCAATTCTAATACTTTCATTCCATACTTCAGTTTTGGATGCCTTAACAAACTGATCAGTCGGAAGAAAGATAGCTATTTCCCACTCTGGCATGGGTACTCTTACTACTTTAGACCTTATTTGTGATCCTAAATATCTTTTTAAACAGGGTCTAAATTCTTTAAATTTTCTAGTGGATTGAAGTAAGTCATATTTGGCTTTAAGTAATCTTGTATTACTCTTTACTTTACCAGGGGCCAATTTCATTAATTCATCAAGAAATTTTGCCCTAATATCTGGTCGTAAGTAATGTAAATTCAATCCTAAAAATCCATCTTTATATCTTTCAATCATTACTACCAAAGGAAATCTATCGTAATATGGTAAATCTTGTTTACCTTTAGGGTCATAGAAATACATATACATATTTCCGACCATTTCTCTACTACTAGGTTCCAATGCATTATCTCTTAATAATGCGGCCCTAGAAGGTTTTTTCATGTCTTCAATCTTCTCTTGGAACCATTTTTTGGATGCTTTAGTTCTTAAAGTAATTCCAGACCTTAACGCTCCTAACTGTAATGTATCAAATAAAGATGCCATATATCTATTTATACTATCCTTTCAGAAGTTTGATGCCAAGATTAGATAAAGTATCTTCAGTCCATATCTGAAATTTCCATCCCTTATGGTCAGCATATTGTTTTGCGGCCTCCCATTTAGAAGTATTTTTCACATATGTCATTACTTCATTCACATATCTTTTGGTCTTTCTCTTTGGATTTTTAGGTGGTTTTGTTTCTTTTTTTGGTTTGATTTCTACTAAAACAATATCCCTATTGTCAAATTCTACTAATAAATCAACATAATATCTATGTAATCTATTATCTGTTTTACACTTGTAAGGAACAACGATTTCTTCACTATTCCATTTCTTTACTCGAGGACTATTCTCACACCACTTGAATGCTTGTCTTTCCCATAACGAACGATAGACTACTTTGGTTGGATCACCCAAGTACTTATCTTTATGTTTTATTGTATATTTCCCTTTATAAGCCATTATAAATACT